AAACTTCACAAGGTAATAGAAACAACTTTATAAACAACAAGCAGGGCAAAAGCCCTGCAAATACACACGATTATCAATTTTCAATACACACGATTATGAAGACATTAAAAGAACAAGTAGAAGAAATCAAGAACATGAAAGGTTCTAAGTCAGCAAAGAAAGCAGCTTTCGTCAAGTTGGGTTTGAGAAAGTACGAAGTAGAGTTGCTTATGGCTGAACTGCCTAAACCTGTCAGAGAGACACACAGGTTCACTTTTGGGGTTGAGATTGAATGCTTGGTAGCTGCCAGCCTTATGCGTGAATGTGCTACAAGAAATGAAATGCCTTTTCGTTATGAAGGTTACAACCACGTTGACAACAACCACTACTACAAGTTTGTTTCTGATTCTTCTATCAGAGGTAACAACCCTATCGAATGTGTTTCACCGGTTCTCACAGGTAAGGCTGGCATGAAAAGTTTAGAGACTTGCTGTAAAGCGTTGAATGAAGCGGGTGCACAAGTTAATATATCAACAGGCTTGCATGTACATATAGGGGCTGCAAATCTGTCTGACGAGGCTTATATCAACGTATTCAAGAACTATCAGAAGTTAGAGAGAGTGATTGATACTTTCATGGCCCGTTCAAGACGTGCGAACAACAGCCAGTGGTGCAAGACTCTTCAAGGTATAAGTTTTGAACACTGCAGAACGAGATATGACGTTCTAAACGCTATGAGAGACAATAGATATTTCAAAGTAAATGCCTGTTCTTATGCCCGTCACAAGACTATAGAATTCAGACAACATCAGGGTTCTACTGACTTCGAGAAAATCTCTAACTGGGTCAACTTCTGTGCCAAACTAGTAGCTTGGTCTAAAAAGAACGTACTGAGTTCAGAAGTCAATTCAATTGACGAAATACCTTTCTTGACCAAGAAAGAGAAATCATTCTTCAAATCACGTGCTGAGGTTCTTGCATGAGCCTCACACATCTAAAATATAATTTATAAACTTAAAACTTACGATTATGAAGAAAATAGAAAAGATGTTGGTAAACGCAATACTTGACGCAATAAATAACAGCGAAGGCAAGTTTGTCATAGATGCTGAAGACAACGTGCTGGTAGAGATTGAAGGCAGCTATAAGATTAAGGGCAGTTATGAGCCTTACGGGGCTATGTTTCTGAACAAAAGATGGGTGACGGACAGTGCTAGCGTGAAAATAGAGAGAGTCACGGCTTACGATGGCGACATCGAAGTAGAAGCAAACATAGACGTAGAATTAATAGAAGCAGAAGTAGAAAGAAACCTATAAGCCAAAGAAAATGTGTTGCATTATATATAAACCTAAGGGTATTCAGATGCCAACTCTGGACACCTTAAATAAAGTTCAGAGAATCAATCATCATGGGTATGGCTTTGTGTCTTCAAAGCATAGATACAAAACAATGGACTATCAGAAGTTTTTAGCTCATCTTTATAAGGTTAGCATTGAAGAAGAATGTATTATTCACATGAGGTGGGCGACACACGGTTCTAAGTGCAGAAAGAACTGTCACCCGTTTGTCGAGAATGGCGTTTATTTTGCCCACAATGGCGTTTTGCCTATTCAGTCAGTAAATGATATGACAGACAGCGAAATCTTCTTCAGAGGGCAAGTTTATCCCCTTGTAATGAAATATGGGTATGAATCAAAAGTGACAGAATCCATGATGATGGCTGCCGCTGGCAGTTCTAAGTTCGCCATGATGTACAAAGGCAAAGTAAAGCTATATGGTGATTATACAAAATTGAACGGTGTATATTATTCTAATTTGAGATGGTTATGAAAAGAGAAAAGTTAACAGTCAAAGCATCTGATGTAAGAAGCATCAAGATGAGCGTGAACCCACCCAAGGCGGTTGTGGATGCAGGTTACAGAGTGATTCATGACGGTGAAATTAAATGCTGGGTAGGTATAGGCTGGTTGACCGAAGGCAGAGCGACAAAGAGTGACTACTATAAGATACCAGAAGTTGTAAACGGATAATACGGCTATGAAAGAGAAAGAAATCCTGCAAGAAATAATAGAGTGGCTGGGTAATGATACCAGCTACTTGTCTACAAGAACAGACTATGCCAGAGGGTATAAATCAGGTATAGAATGTGCAAAAGAAATTGTTGAAAGCATCATCAATAAACACGACCCTGATTTATTATCAAACAATTAGCAAATTGTTTCGTATGCGTTGAATCGTTATTCAAAATTGTCTTCATAATGGGGTATCTTTGTATAGATACCATCGCGGGTTAGAGCAGTGGTCAGCTCGTCACTTTGACTTGGTGAAGGCCGGTGGTTCGAATCCATCACCCGCAACTAACATTTAAACTTTACACGATTATGGAAATACTTACACTTATCATCAAACAGAAGTTCTTTGACGAAATCTTGTCAGGCAAGAAAACACAAGAATTCAGAGAAATCAGGCCTACAACACAGAAGAAATACTGCCAGCTTGACGCTGATGGCTATTGTGTCGAGAAAGACGGTGTGTTACAGCCTAAGCATTACGATGCTATCCAGTTTTTTGTAGGCTACAATAAAGATAGAGCCAGCGCACTGGTAGAAGTCAAGGATGCAAAGATAGAGCTGTTTGAAGATGAGAATCACAATTTAATTGAATACACCTATCAAGGTGAGATTTATTTGGCAGCTCAGGTAGTTTATGATCTGGGTAAAGTGATAGAAAAGCATGTTTAACCCTTTAAAATTTTGTTGAGTCAGAACTAACAGAAGCACATTTTCAACAGGTGGTTATCGTGGTGGCCGTAGAGGTTTGACAGACCCTTCTACCGGCAGGACATCACAGGGCGGTCGTTTTATCAACCGCAGACAGCAGTATTATAATGTCCGTGTAGGACTTGGCATGAGTGGCGGATAATATGACACTGCAAGAAAGGACATATAAGAGTATTGACGCTATTAGAGATAAATCTGATAGCGCAATACTTTTTTTGTCTTTGGGTAAAGATTCATTGGTCTTACTTGACATGATTTATCCGAAGTTTGATAGAATAGTCTGCGTATTCATGTACTTTGTCAAAGGTTTAGAGCACATCGAAAGATGGATTGGATGGGTAAAAGCCAAATATCCGAAGATAGAGTTTGTTCAGGTACCCCACTGGAACCTTACCTACATTCTTCGCTGTGGCCTGTATTGTGTGCCAAACCACAAAGTGAAGCTTTTGAAGTTGGCCGATGTGGTGAAGGCCATGCAGCTCAGATACGGACTTTACTACACGTTCTTGGGCATGAAGAAGGCCGACGGCATGAACCGCCGCCTGATGCTGAAAGGTTATGAAGCTAACGGATATGAGAATAATGGCTTGTGTTATCCTTTGGCCGACTGGACTCAGAAAGATATTTTGTCCTACATGAAGCAGAACGGGTTACCTGAACCGGTAAGATATTCGCTCAAAGCCAGTTCGGGTGTAGGTTTTAACTTGGATTGTATGTTATGGCTGGAGAAAAATTACCCACAGGATTTACAGAGAATTTACAAAGTGTTTCCGCTTTCAGAGCGGATATTATGGGAGTATCATAACAAACAAAACTAATAGGAGGAAAGCCGAGTTAGAAGAAAAAGACAGCTTGTTATGACCGAAGAAGAATATTTGGCTTCACAAGGATATGGGCGTTACGGTTTCGGTGATGTTGCTTTAGCTAAGGGGAACTATCGCAATCGTGCAGGACAGGCAATTCTTCGTCGGCAAAATCAAAAAGATATTGAATACTCCAATCGACGAGCTTCTTTAAGAGCTGAATATAATAGTAAAGTCAGGTCGGGAGAAATCCGACAGCCAAGCCGTGTTGAACAATTAATAAGGACGGCAAACGGGAACCCCGATAATGAAGCCGTAAGGGCGGCAAGGCGTGCTTTAGAGAAACGAGGTGTAAATTGGAGGTCTAATGGTTTAATTTCAGGATAAAAAGAAAGCGAGGTATTGAGTCAGAAGACGTATTTCAAACAGAACAGCAAGTTATAATACTACGATGTACCCCAATACAAGTGCAATCGGTAGGGAAAATGCAATCATCAATAGAGCAAGAAGTTTGATGAGTGCAAATTTTAGAAACACAGGTGGCGACATGAGGAATTATAATCGGATTGTTCGTGCAAGAAACAACATGATTAGAACCTCCCGTGCGCAAGGATTAAGCAATGGATAACAAGTATTTCAACAGCAAGTCGGTAGAAGTAAGACGCTCGCAGATAAAGCCGGCGTCTTACAATCCACGCACCATATCAGACGAGGGGCGCAAGCAGTTGAAGCGTTCCATCAAGCGGTATGGCGTGGTCGGTGGCATTGTCGTGAACCAAGCGACTGGGTACACGATTGTCGGAGGGCATCAGAAAGTTTCCGTATTGGATGAACTTAACAAGTACGATGAAGCCACACACAAGAACGATTACACCCTACGTGTGGAGCTTATCAACGTGGACGAAAAGACGGAAAAATCGCCGAATGTAGCCCTCAACAATCCGAATATCGGCGGACAATGGGATTACGACGCTCTCGCCCGGATGGTTCCGGATATAGATTACCAGGATGCCGGCCTGACTGCTGCAGACCTTAACATGATTGGTTGTGATTTCCTTCTCCAAACAGAGGAAGAAAACTCCATTGCGGACGCTTTGGAGGATATGATGGCACCTGTCACAGAGCAGAAAGAAGCTGAGAAAGCCGCCAAGCAGATGGAAAGAGCTGAAAAGGTAGCTCACATGAAAGAAGTCAAGCAGCAGGTAAAGGATGCAGCTCAGAAACAGGCTCAAGATATGGATGCTTATCTTATGCTTTCCTTCGATACGTTCGAGGCGAAGGCGGCCTTCTGTGAAAGGTTCGGTTATGACCCGTATGCCAAATTTGTAAAGGGAGAGGTATTCGATGAGCAGGTAGAAAGGATTGAATAAGAAATTAAAATATAGGAGGAATGCCGAGTTAGAAAGAAAACGTATAGTCAGTTGTATCAACAGTCAAGACGAATAATGTACAACGCCGGAAGGCAATACGGGCTTGGAACAGACAGACAAAGGAGCATAAGAGACAGAACGAGGTCTATAATGGAAAGATATGCGGCAAGGATAGACAGCTATTTCTCAAAGAGAGGAATTGATATTTATGGTGATAAGCCTGTTTCTCGCCGCATTTATATGGGCAACAATAATGGATGAAATATGGTAGGAGATTTTATTCTTTGGCTAAAGACGTTTTTAAGGCAGAATCTTTTTTGTATCCATCATTATGTTTGGAAAGGACCATTAGATTTCCGCTATGAAATTTGTGATAAGTGTGGAAAATTGAAAAAGAATTGAATAATTATGAAAGCATCAGAAGAATTTGGTGAGGTTATTGATAGAATAGATAACTTGATAGGAGCATTGGAGTTACCTATGCCTGCAGAGTTTCATGTAAATCAGATGAAGCATGAGCTCTGTGAAATATCGGATAAATTGAAACGAGTATACGTCGAAGAAGAGGGTGAAAACCCTTGGGAGGAATAAATGATGAAAAGTGAATCTCAACATAAGAAACATCCAGGAGGAAGAAAGCCAAAATTCGATTACAGGGGTGAGGAATTTCTTTCTCAGGTAGAAACGTATGCCAAAAAGGGATTCACTGACCGGGAAATAGCTTTCGCGCTCGGGCTGAATCCGACCTACTTCTACGAAATAAAGTCAAAATATTCGGAGATAACTGACGTATTAGCGCGCGGGCGTGCGACAATCACCGCCGCTGTACGTGCCAAGTTCCTTGCTGTAGCTTTAGGTGGTATCAAGACAAAAAGCACTGTAGTAAGGAAGCTGAAAGACCTGGACGGAAACCTGACCGGCGAAGAAGAACTTCAGGTAAGTGAAAGCGAGCTGGCTCCAAATCTTCAGGCCATGTCTGTCTGGCTGTATCATCACGACGATGAATGGAGGAAGACTGAACGCCGTCAGGACGAAGACGCCGATATTCCAAAGGATATTGACCACGGAATTTCTATTGACTCATGGATTAAAAATAACCTGAAATGATTGTACCCCAAGCGATATATCATCCGTTATACACCGACAGCGAGAAATTTATCATCCTTATCACCGGTGGCCGTGGCTCGGGGAAGTCTTTCAACGCTTCTACCTTCATTGAACGTCTGACGTTCGAGATGACTCCCACAGAGAAGATAGTCCACCAGATTCTTTATACCCGTTACACGATGGTATCTGCCGGGATGTCTATCATTCCAGAGATGATGGAAAAGATAGATTTGGATGGAACAACGAAGTATTTCAAGACCACCAAAACCGATATAGTAAACCGGATGACCGGCAGTCGTATCATGTTCCGTGGTATCAAGACTTCTTCCGGGAATCAGACCGCTAAACTAAAATCAATTCAGGGTATCACCACCTTTGTCTGTGATGAAGCAGAGGAATGGACCAGTGAGGAAGAGTTCGACAAGATTATGCTCTCCATCCGTAAAAAGGGAATCCAGAACCGGATTATCATTATTATGAATCCCTGTGACTCCAATCACTTCATCTACAAGAAATATATCGAGAATACCCATCGGCTGGTGGAGATTGACGGCGTACCGGTTCAAATCTCAACTCATCCCAATGTTCTCCACATTCATACGACTTACTTCGACAATATCGAGAATCTTTCTCCTGAGTTTCTGAATGAAGTCAAGGAAATGAAGGAGAAGAATCCGGAGAAGTACGCCCATGTGGTTATCGGCCGATGGGCAGACGTGGCCGAAGGTGCCGTATTCAAGAAATGGGGCATCGTCGATGAGTTCCCCATGTGGTGCAAGAAGGTGGCTATCGGGCTGGATTTCGGTTACACCAATGACCCTACAGCAGCTATCCGATGTGGAATCATAGACAATGCACTGTATCTGGATGAATTGGATTATAGAACCGGACTTCTTTCGGGAGACATCATAAAAGTCTTGCGGCCTTGGAATCTGAAAGTGATTGCCGACAGTGCGGACCCGCGACTCATTCAGGAGATTCATAACGGAGGGATTAAAATATACGCGGTAGAGAAAGGGCAAGGTTCTGTCAATGCTGGTATTGACAAGATGCAGGGAATGGAAATATTCATCACCAAGCGTTCTTATAACCTTCAACGGGAGTTCAGAAACTATGTATGGGCAAAGGATAAGGATGGAAACTACATCAACGAACCTGAAGACCATGATAATCATGGCATAGATGCTGCACGCTACTATGTGCTGGGAGAACTTCTCGGTAGAATTATGAAACCTAAAGACGTTTCAGGAATATTTGGACATTAAACTTTAGAATATGATACGCTTTATACAAACCTCAGAAGAGTCTGGAGACTGTTCAGCTTATTACGATGTAAGACTGGATAGACCTCATACAGTTGGTGAGTTCATAAACTTAGTTCTCATTGAAAGAAAAGGAGAATGGGGTAAGTTTGAAATTTATAGTCCAAACGTGAGTTGGTTGGATTATGAAAAATACGAATACCGCTATGGAGTTTTGAACGATGCAATTCCCAAAAACTTGTTAGAAAAGAAAATAATTAGCATAAAGGCTAATGGCGGCTGGACTAATATGGATTACCTTTTAAAGTTGGAACAATAAATGTAATAATATGAGAACCTTAGAAGAAATTTTAGCTAAACCTGAAATAGAGAGAAAAATCTACTATCTGAAGAAAGGACGAAAGACCGAGCAACCAAACGCTCACGCTCTTTACAACGACTGGAATCCGAACAAGCACGAGATAGTGATAGATGAAGAGAAATACCCGAAAATCAAAATCACGACCCAGCCTGAGAAACGGATTACAGACCCGACAACAGGGAAAGAATATATTGAGCCGGCGGTCAGGAAAGAAGTTGACCCAAACAGGATTGCGCTTCCTATCGAACAGGACATCGTGAACATTCAGACTGCCTTCACCGTGGGGACGGAACCGGTTCTTGATTGCCAGCCGGACCAGTCGGAGGAAAGCCTTCTTTCTGCGTTGAAGCAGGTATTCAAGAAGAACAAATTGAAATACCAGAACAAAAAGGTAGTCCGGGCATGGCTGGCCGAGCAGGAAGTGGCCGAATACTGGTATGTGGTGAAGGATGACGGCTTCTGGGCAAAACTCAAACGAAAGATTTCAGGAATCTTCGGCAAGTCAAAGCCTGAGTACCGTCTGAAGAGTGCCATCTGGTCCCCGTTCCGTGGCGACAAGCTCTACCCTTTCTTCAATGACCAGGGAGATTTGGTGGCCCTATCCCGTGAGTACAAGAAAAAAGACCTGAACGATGTAGAGATTACCTGTTTCATGACCATTACCAAGGATATGGTTTATCAGTGGGAACTGACAAGTAACTGGACAGACAAAGGCTCATTTGCTCATGGATTCAAGAAGATGCCGGTGATTTATATGTACCGTCCGGAAGCGTACTGTGAAAAGATAAAGAGCCTCCGTGTAAGACTGGAGAAACTTCTTTCTAACTATGCAGACTGTATCGACTACCACTTCTTCCCTATCCTCATGCTTTTTGGGAACGTGGAGAATTTCTCAGGTGAGTTCAAGAACCGTGTGGTCGAGCTGACCGGTCAGGGAGCAAATGCCCAGTATCTTACCTGGTCACAGGTACCAGATACTGTCAAGTTCGAGGTGGAGACGCTGTTAAGTCAGATATACGGACTGACCAATACACCCAGAATCTCTTTTGACTCCCTGAAAGGTACAGGAAACGCTGTCTCCGGTGTTACTTTCGACTATGTGTTTATGTCCACCCACCTTAATGTAGAAAATCTGAACGAAACTGTCGGTGAGTTCATGCAACGACGTGTAAATTTCCTCATATCAGCTTTGGGTTCCGTGAATTCCACCCTTGAAGAAGCCTCCGAGACTATTGACGTGGATGTGCAGATGCAGCCATATAAGTTGGAGGACATCAAAGACAAGATAGACACAGCTATCAAGGCCAAGGACGGTGAAATCTGGTCGCAACAACGGGCTATCACCTTTGTAGGGAACGTGGATGCAGTTCTGGAAGAGATTGAAGCCATCAAAGAAGAGCAGGCTGAGAAACAGAAGAACGACATCGAGAAACAGAAACAGCTTTCCTCTCTTAAAAGTTCCAGCAGCAAATCTGAAGAATAGAACAACCCAGTCAGAATATTTACGGGGATAATACAAAACAGAATGATATAAATCTAAAATATTGACTATTTGAATAGCGGTATCTTTCGAGGTATCGCTATTTTCTTTATCATAGTAAAAACATGAATACTTCTTTGTAATTATTCGTTATTTTACTATATTTGCATTGTAATTAAGTCTTAAACGCTATGAGCTACAAATCAGTTAAAGACGTTGTAACGCTGCTTACTGAAAATGGCTTTTGGTTCGTGAGGCAGAAAGGCAGTCACATGGTTTACACTGATGGTAGCCATGTAGTGATTGTCCCAGACCACGGCAAGAAAGGCGTTGAGAAAGGCACTTATTACAACATTCTGAGGCAAGCGGGGCTAAAATAGCCCCCGCCTCTTTTGTTTAACGATAAAAAGGAGGTCAGTATGAAAACCGTAGAAGTGATTGTAGAACATGCTGGAAATAATCTTAGTGCCTATATTGAAGGTGCTCCGGTGATTACTGTCGGTAACGACGTAAAGGAAATCGAGAAGAACATGAAGGAAGCTGTTGAACTTTACCTGGAGTCATGCAAGGAGATGAACATCGCTCCGGTGGAAGTTTTGCAGGGAGAGTTCACCTTGAAGTTCAAAATAGACGCGGCCACCTTTATCAATTATTACAGCAGTATTTTCACAAAGGCCGCTTTGAGCCGGATAACCGGAATCAATGAACGCCAGTTGTGGCATTATGCGGCTGGAGTACACAAACCACGCAAACAACAATTAGAGAAGATTCAGAAAGGTATTAACGCGCTGACAGAGGAACTGGCAGCTATAAATTTGTTGTGATTATGATAGATACTAGAGAATTAAGAATTAATAATATTGTAAATGCTAATATAAATAATTCGTCAAGGTTTATTACAATAGTCGGCATACAAAAAAAGTCTGTTGCAGAAGAGGCATTGGAAGAAACTGATAATCCTAGGTATCCTTACGATTATAAATGGATTTCTGCCAACAATATAGAAGCAATACCTCTCACTAAGGAAATTCTGATAAAAAGCGGATTTATAGAAAGGCAATCTAAGAATGAAAATAATTGTTCATCGTTTTATATTGATAAATTAACTCTATATCCTAGAACTGTTGATATGAATAGTTTTTATTTGGAACATTATGATATTGATATTAAGTTTTTGCATCAACTTCAAAATATTTATTTTGATTTGACCAATGAAGAGTTAATTATAAAATTATAACTTGCTATTTTTTAGCGTGATTGCTTTAGCAGTCACGCTTTCTTTTTGCCTAAAAACGAACATTCTCTTAATTGTTTCGTATCGTTAGCCTTAAAATTTCCCCTTCCCTTTCTCTATAAGTAAATTTACCGTATGAAATTATTAATCAAACTCATACGGTATGACAATCTTTGAACAAATCTTGGCAGGACAATGAATGAGATATGGAAAGACGCAAAAGGGTATGAAGGTTTTTATCAAGTATCAAATCTTGGTAGAGTTAAAAGTGTTGGACATAAATCCGGCATTAGGATTATGAAGGGAAGGAAACTTCATAGTGGATATCTTCTTATGGATTTATGGAAAGATGGACATAAAAGCTATGTATTAGTGCATAGGCTTGTTGCTGAAACGTTTATTCCTAATCCATTTGGAAAAACAACTGTAAATCATATAGATGGGAATAAATTAAATAATTCAATTTATAATCTTGAGTGGAATACTCTGTCGGAAAATATAAGGCATGCATTTACTAATGGGCTGAATCATGCTGTTGGTAAAAAAAAGATTGTGCAGAAAAATAAAAATGGCGATGTTGTGAAAGTGTGGGACAGCATAAAAGAAGCTGCAAGAAACATGAATGTTTGTACATCATCACTAAGAGCGTGTTGCAGGAATAGCTCGTATACAATTAGAGGATATAAATGGGAACTAATTTAAAATCATAATTATGAAAGAGAAAATCTTAGTAGCACTGAAAACGAAGTATAAAACCTTTGGGTTTGGTGATAAAGCATTTGACGGGGTGGCTGACTACTTATCAAAAACCGTCACAGAGGAAAGTCAGATAGAAACCGCTATTAGCGGGGTCGAAGGTCTTTTGAAATCTTTTCAGGGCGACATTGATACAGTGAGAAACGCAAAGTCGGGTCTCCAAAAGGAATTGGACGAACTGAAAAAGAAAATAGAGAATGCCGACAAAGATAAGGACAAGGATAAAGACAAAGATGTTCCTGCATGGGCACAGGCTTTGATTGATTCCAACAAGACCCTTTCTGAAAAGCTAACTGCTTACGAGGCAGAAAAAGCGCAGGCGCAGCGCAATTCTCAGATTTCAGCAGTGGCGAAGAAGTACGGTATTCCCGATTTTATGCTGAAAGACCGCAACATACCTGATAACACGGACTTGGATACTTATTTCAAGGACATGAAGCAGGATATGTCTAACAACGGGTTTCAGTTCTCCAAAGCTCCTGAAACTGCCGAACAGAAGCAGGAGAAGGAAGCAAGTGAGTTCGCCAAAATGATTGAGGCGGACACAAAATCTATTGTCGAACAACAAAACAAGTAATTTATGTCAGCAGGATTTAAGTACAACATTGAGCCTGAACCGTCCATCGAGGAACGCTATGACGTTTCTACCGGTGTAAGACGTAGAGGCCCTTACAAACTGGATACGGCCAACCTTGTCGCTGGTTCGTTTCTTCCATCCTTTACACCGATTGCCGCCGACTTGGTGAAGAAGACCGCTCAGGTGGCTATCCGTGTAGAAGTCTATGAAAAGTTTACCACCGGTTCCAATACCACATTGAAAATCAAGAAAAACTCTTTGGCTTATGTGGGTATGCACATTGGTGACGGTTCCCATGGCGCTACAATCAACGCTATTGACAAGTCAGATAAGGCTTTCGATAAGTTGACATTGGCGGCAGACTTTGGTGCTACAGTGAATGCAGGAACGGTTCTTTTTGAAGCGACAGCAGTAAACGGAACTACTCCAAAGGTAGTTGCTAACTCAGCTTTGTACGGAAGAGTACAAGTAGAAGAAGGCATTGTATTAGTTGCTCTTTTGATGCGAGCATTCGAGATTGAACCTACTAAGTTGGCTATGCCTTTCCATGCAAAGGATAAAGAAAATTTGCCACATTTCCAGTTTAACGAATAAGAAAGGAGGTAAAACATGATGCTAACTATTCATACTCTGTTTAACGACCCCAATATCGTAAACGCCGTTATCCAGCGTGTCCTTCAGACTCGTAAGGATACAATCTACTGGCAGCAGTATCTTGATTTCCGTAGAACGACTACCCGTGTGTTCAAGGACTACATCGGTCAGGTTACTGGCGTGATGGCTGGTTCTATCAATTCTCGTTATGGCGAGAAGCCTATCCGTGAACGCCGGAATATCGGTTCAGGATATGGTGAAATCGCTTATCTTGGCGATGCTTACCAGATTTCCATTGACCGCCTGTCCGAACTTCAGGACTAGATTGACAAGTTTAACGCAGCTAAACCTGCTGACCAGGTAGCAGCCATGCAGGAAATCGTGAATTTCATCTATGACGATTACCGCCAGGTACTTTTGGCAGCTCACAAGCGCATGGATATTATCGTAGGTTCACTTCTGATGACAGGAGAAGCAACAGTCAAGAACAAGGACGACAATGCCGGAGGCGTCGACCTTCTTAACATTGAATTGCCGTTCAAGTTCATTAAGCCTGATACTGGTGCGAAGACGAACTTCATCACCTATTTGCAGCAGCAGATTAATGCACTGAAAGCTGATTATGGAAACTTCCAGAAGATGATTATGTCCCGAGGAACTTTCGTAAAGAATATCATCGGGTCGGCTGAGTTTGGTGACAAGTTCAAGATGCAGCTTACAGGAAATGAGATGTATCTTTCAACTGGTTTGATTACATCTCAACTGGCTTCCCAGGTATTCACTGGCATCGGGCTTCCGGCCATTGAAATCAAGGAAGATTACGTAAAAGACCAGACCGGAAAGAACGTGCAGATTTACGCCGACGACCGTATCACTTTGCTTCCGCAGGATAAGGTCGGTTATATGCGTTTCCACACTCCGTACGAAGCAGTGGACGGCGTACCTGGACGTAACTACACCCAGGCAGACGGTGATATGCTTATTTCCGGTTACAAGGACAAGAACGGTCGTTATTTGGAATACACTGCAGAGTGGATTCCTCAGATTACGAACCCGAATCTGATTGTGAACTTTGATTTGTCAACCATGAACGCATGACAGTAAACGACTACATATCACAGAAGTTTCAGACCTTCGGCATCAACTTGTCGGAGGCTGACCTTTTGGAGATAAGTTTGTCTTCAGAAGTAAGCGGAGAGGATGAGATGGGCCCGTCAAACATCGGACTTGTTTCGGTGGCTATGGCGAAGTTCATCCCCTCTCTTCTACTTCGTGCCACTTCCATCAGCGAGAACGGTTTCTCTATGTCATGGGATACAAAAGGCTTGAAGGAATACTATTCTTTCTTGTGCAAGAAGTATGGTCTTGAAGACACGCTGTCAGATAAACCTAAAGTCAGATTCCTATGATATTTGCTCCACATACATTACAGGTTAAGGTCTTTACTCCGATGGAAACAGACGAGTTCGGCCGGCCCATTCCCGGAACCGGTGGAGAAAGCTGGCAGGACGTATGTAAGTGCCGGTGCGACGATAACTCAACCAAGGAGTTTACTTCGGAGAATGGCAAGGTGTACCGACCGAACTATCACGTAGTCTGTGAGAAGAAAATCTCTCTGAAGGCTGGCGATGAAGTCAGATGTATGAACGGTAAGAATATCCGTGGAACTGGCAAGGTTTACATGGTGAAGAATACAAACTATTTTGGTTACTCAGAGATATGGCTGTAAAATTTGATTTTTCGGACGTGAATAGCTTTTTCGAGCAAGGCTATGCCGAGGTGAAATCTGTTGAAGATAAAGTTGGCAAGGAAGCTGTCGATTACGCTGTGAAGAACGGAAGTTACCAGAACCGGACTGGAACGCTCCGTAAGTCAAACAAATACTCAGTTCAGGATGATGGACTGGAGTTAAGGAATGAGGCTGAATACGCTTCTTTCGTTGAATCCAAAGGTTACGAAGTCTTGACTGGTGCAGCCATATATGCTGAGAAACGATTAAAGGAGGAAATCAAATGAAGAAATACATTGGAACAAAACAAGTAGAAGCAGAACCTATGACAATGGGTAATGCTTATAGTAAAGGATTTCTGCAAGCTGGCAAAGTCCCATCGGAAGCCGAAAAGGATAAAGCTGGCTATCATGTGAAGTATAAAGACGGTTATGAAAGCTGGTCGCCGGCAGAACCGTTTGAAGCTTCGTATCGCGAAGTGTCGGAAGAAAGTGAAAATATGTGCTTCGGTGATGCTATTGAAGTCCTGAAACAAGGTGGTGCAATCCGAAGAATAGGCTGGAACGGTAAAGGATTGTTTGTTATCAAGCAAGTTCCAGCGCATATTGATAGCAACATCATTCCGAAAATGCAGTCACTTCCACAGTCAGCCAAAGACCTTATTCTGAAAGGTAAAGGCTTTATCGACTACACAAGCCAGTGTCTTATCTACAATGAGAATACTGGACGTGCTGATTCATGGGTTCCGTCCATTAGTGATGTATTTGCAGAAGATTGGGAGATTGTACAATGATAGTAACCACCGACATAGCAAACATACTCTACCGTGACTGTCAGCCTTTTGAAATTGACATCGTTCCCAATGGCAAGAAACTGACGGGCGAATTGAAATCTGAAAGGATTGTAATTCACTCCAAGAAACAACAGCCTGGGACGTATTGGAAGAAATCTTTCGTTGAGGTGAATCTTTGCGTTCCCGATTTGAAGGAAGGCGAAGCCAACACCATCCGTCTGAACGAGCTGGAGAAACAGGCGCAAGAATTGTTTGACGGAGTGACCGGACGCTATGACGGAACAACCTATCATTATTCCATCGACACAATCGGGACAGAGGAGGACACAGCCTTAAAGTGTCACTATGTGAATGTAAGAATTTTGTTTGAAGTTTTAAATGTGAAATAACATGGCAGAAGCAAAGAAAGTCACAGCCTCGAATATCAAGAAGCTTTGGTATGGCGAAACAAGCGAGATTACCGCAGATTTGACAGGACAAGCCTTGCATACTCTCTTGCAGGGTGAAACCTTGAAAGAAATCAAGAATATCCATCAGGATACATGGACGATTGAAGAAGCAGAAGCAAGTCGTACAAATTATAAGAACCAGCTCACGAATCAGACCTATCGAAGTGATAAGGAAATGGGTGATATTACTGTAAACTTCACTATCGGTGAGTACGACTATCCTACTAAGAAAGACCTTATGGGTGGTGATATTATTAACACTGATAAGGGTTGGAAACGAGCAAGAGGCAAGGTAAACATTGAGAAGTTACTTGTTGCTTTGACTGACGATGACCAGTATTGTGTGATTCCCCGTGCTGACATCGGTGCACGTGAAGCCACAACAGACAAGGCTGTCGGTATTCCTGTAAGTGCGGTGGAGCTGGAACCACAAAATACTGCTGTTGCACCGGAATACTGGTTTGATTCATCTGAAGTAACAGCAGGTGCTTAATGCCTATCCAATAGGTAGAGATTGAATTCCATAACAGGGGTGGGCTTTATGGCTTCACCCCTTAATTTTTATCTTTTATCAGAATGAATCAAGGAGCAAAAATAGTAACTGAATCCATTATCGGAAGTGATTTCAGAACGGTGTTTGTCGCTGGGAAAGCCTACACGCTCTACCCTCCTACTATCCACAAGCTGGCCGGAGCAATCTCCCATTTGTCAGGCGTACAAGAAGCAGACAATTTGAAAGAAGTTCTGCTCTCTCTGGGAGAAAGTGAGGCCTACAGCAAGGCTCTCTCTTGGCTGATAGCTGGTGACGAAAGTTTAAGTGAAGAACTGGCAAAAGGAACATACGAAGAGAATGTGGACGCATTAGATGAAGCACTCTCTATGATTGACTCAAAGGTTTTTCTCAAAGCTGTCAGCTTGGCGAGGAACGTAAGCCTGCTGGCAGCGAAACCGAGGTTGTAGGGAATGACACTCTATTGGGACAGATAGCGTCGTTCATGGAAAATCTGCATCTGTCATACCGGGAAGTGGTCTATGAGATACCATACAGGAATTTAGTATTAATGCAGCGTGACAAGCTCCATACAGTTACCGGAACCAAGGTTACAAAGGTGAAGGGTAAGGACATGGCTTCACGCAGAAGAAGAAATAAGAAATAGATATGGCTACAATAGAATGTTAAAAGTAACAGAAACGTTACTTTTTAACGTTACAAAATTTGCTTAATAGTAACGAAAATGTTACCTTTGCATTGTCAATTAAAAGTTCTTTGATTTATGAAGTTTTCAGAGTTTTACAAATTGATTGAGTCAGCAGGCTGGACAATCGAAAAGGGAAAGAAACATCACAAGTATGTTCATCCCGACTTTGACTACTTTATCCCTGTAGGCAGACATCCAGCCAAAGAGATACCTAAAGGTACTCTTGACAGCATGATGAAAAAGGCGGGGTTAAAGAAGTAAAAGAACAGCACCCACTTCGGTGGGTGCATTTAATTGACAAAACTTTAAATACACGATTATGAAGAAGATTCAGGCTATTATTGAAAAAGCAGATGATGGAGGAATCTCTATCTATTCTGAAGATGTAAACGGTGCGTATGGCTTTGGGCTTACAGAACAGGAAGCGAAAGAGGACTTTATTTCTGTTTTAGAGGAACAAGCGGAATATTACAAAAAAAAACATGGTGAATTTCCAAGTTGGTATAAAGTTGGCTATTCTGTGGAGTATGTGTATGACTTAAGCGGTTTTTTTGAGGCATTTCCGTTCATCAATGCCAGTAAGTTTGCAAAGGAAATAGGTTTAAATGAATCTGTAATGCGAAAATACAAGGGCAAGATTGTGACGCCTTCCGAGAAACAGAAAGCATATATACAATCAAAATACGATGAAATACTTAAAAGAATGGAACTTGTCAAGTTTTGATATTCCAGCCGTGAGGCTTTAATATAAATTAAAGAACAAATTGACAATCTGGCGCATCATAATGGTGCGCCTTTTTTATTAAAGCACTGAAAAACACAAATACGCAACAATAGGTTTATTGTTTGGTATTAATCATCGTAAAAACTGAATATTAATGAATTGAGTGCTAACTTCATGCAATTAATTTTCAGTTTTTTTGTATGCCAACACTTGTATTTAAAATTGCGGCCGATTATGATGAGGTTATAAAACTTCGTAATGAGATTAGTAAGCTGGAAGCCCAGCTCAAGAAGATGGACGTCAACAAATCCCCTGCAGCCGCCAAGGCTTTAGAAACGCAATTGGCATCCACTCGTCAGCAGATGATGGGACTGGTAACTGAGGCGGCTAAAGCTGGCGCAGTGATGGAGAAAGATTTTAAGTCCAATATTTACAATGCATCACAATCGGTAAATGATTTTACTCAAAAAATTATTGACCAGAAAAGAGTTGTCAAAGACGTAGAACATGATGTTAAGCGGTTGGGCGATGCTTATAAAACAGCTTTAAAAAGAAATCCGACGGGAGCTGCAGGCTTATTATCAGAATACCAATCTGCAAAGAAGACTCTCGATGAAGAAAGAGCTACTTTATTTGGTTTGACTCAGCAGCAGGCTGAAGCCCGTCTTTCAGTAAAGAGACTGAAGGATGAATATGCAGCCTTTAAGGAAGAAGCAGGTGAAACGGTCGAAGCAAATGAAAAGATGTCCGTTTCCTTAACCAAAGCACTTGGTGTAATAGGTGGAGTAACTGCCTTGAAAAACTTTGCCACAGAACTTGTCAATGTACGAGGACAATTCCAGCAGCTTGAAATTGCTTTTTCAACCATGCTGAAAAGTAAGGAAAAAGCAGATAAACTGATGTCAGAGCTGGTGGATATTGCCGCAAAGACACCCTTCGACCTTCAAGGGGTGGCATCATCTGCCAAGCAAATGATTGCTTACGGCTCGTCAGCTGAAAATGTGGGTGATGAACTTGTCATGCTTGGTAATGTAGCCGCTGGTGTTGGCTCCCAGCTTAGTGAAATAGCCTATCTCTATGGCACATTAAGGACACAAGGAAGGGCCTATGCGGTCGATATTCGTCAGTTTGCAGGACGTGGTATTCCAATATACGAGGAACTGGCAAAAGTGCTTGGTGTGACAAAAGATGAAGTTTCCGGTTTAGTAAAGGAAGGCAAGGTAGGATTTAAAGAAGTAGAACAGGCCTTCAAAAACATGACTAGTGAATCAGGAATCTATTATAACCTGATGCAAGAACAGTCTAAGTCTCTTACAGGTCAGTTGAGTAACCTTGGAGATGCTTGGGATACAATGTTGAATGAGATTGGGAAAGATACTCAGGGAATTGCTTCTGCAGGTATTTCAGGATTGAAAGGTCTTATTGAGAACTATGAAACTGTTGGTAAGATTTTGATAGGACTGATTGCTACATACGGGACATATAAAACCGCTCTTATTGTTGTGCGAATAGCTCAGGATACATTAACGGCCAGAATGGAATTTGCAATACTGGTTACTAAAGCTCAAATGATAGCACAAAAGGCCTTGAATACGGTTATGAAAGCTAACCCGTATGTACTGGTAGCTACGGTTCTTGCCGGGCTTGTTGCTACTATGTGGGCCTTTCATGACAGCACAACCGCATCGGAAAAGGCACAGCAAAAATTCAATGAAGAACAAAAGAATTTTGCGAATCAGGAAGAGGAACGCAAGAAAAAGATAGAAGAGCTGATACGCGTTATCCAAGATGAGACAGAAACAGAGTTTTCAAAGATCAAGGCCTATGAGGAACTACAAAGGTATTCTCCTGCACTTTCTTCTGCTTATACCCGTGAACAGCTGGCTGTACTCAATCTTGCAGAAGCAAATAAAGAACTGAATAAGGAACGAGACAAGAACAGTTATGAAAACATACTAAAGAATATTCAACAATGGGAGGAGAAAATAAAATCATTAAATGCTTCTTTAAAAAATGCGGGGCAAGGTGCCCCATTAATTGCTTCACAAATAGAATCAGCAAAAGCAAATCTTAACAAGTGGAAATCAGCCCTGAGCGAATATAATAGACTGAAAAAGGAAACAGAGGAAAACTCGAAACCTGTAGAAGTCAAGCTGATGGAAGCAAGAAGTAATCGTGAGCAGATTATACGCGAATACAATATAGCAAGACAAATATTGCAGGAAGAGCAAGAAAAAATTAAGAATTTTCCTTTTGCAACAATTCCTATTGACGTTCAAATACGGTTCAATAATGCGCAAGCAGCGTTAAAAGGGATTGACGGCACCATATCTGGCCTGGAATCGCAAAGAGAAGCATCGGAAAAGACGTATCAGCAAGCATATAAAGAAGCAAAAGCTGTTTACGAAGCAAAATTAAAGGCTGTAGAGGATGCTAAAAAAGGTACTGAATCTGCTTATAAGAAAGCAGTAGAAGAGTTGGAAGCAGCAGAAAAATCATATAAATCGCTCGGAGGTGTAACGGGAGACACTTTGACCAAACAAGAGAATCAGGCAAAGAAAGATGCCGAGCGACAAAAGAAAGAGCAGCAACAGCTTGCAGAAGAACTCCTTCAGCTTCGCAGGACCAATCAGCAGGAAGAAATCAACCTTATGGAAGAAGGTTCTGAAAAGAAACGCAGACAGATTGAACTGGATTACCAGCGAGAAATCGATGAAATTAGGAAACAGCGCAAAAAATGGGAAGATGCGCAAGGAGGAAAGCTTACGTCTGAACAGCGGGAAGTATTAGGAAGTCGTGCGTCTAATGCCATGCAGTCACGTGAAAAAGGGCTGGCCGAAATTACGAAAGCCGAAAATCAGGCTGCAATCGAGGCTAATGAACGCTACCTGAAAAGCTATGGTACATTTATGCAGAAACGTGATGCAATCATAGCTGAGTACACCCGTAAAATCTCGGAGGCTGCTACTCAGGGAGACAAGGACATACTCCAGAAAGAAATGGATAAAGCCCTCTCCTCTCTTGATCTTGAGAAACTGAAACAGGGAATCAATTGGGAACTTATCTTCGGTGACTTGGATAAGGTATCCAAAGAATCCTTGAACAAGGTAAAGCAGCAGCTTAGGGACTTCAAGAACTCCGAAGAATACAAGAATATGGCTGTTGACCAGAAGAAGGTCATTGACGAGGCGTTAAGCAACATCCAGTCAACTCTTATTGACAAAGGAGGATTGCTGGCCGACCTACCCGAACAGTTAAGCGAACTTGCCAAGGCACAGGAAGAACTGTCACAAGCTCAGGAGGAATACAACGAAGCCATGAGAAGCGGAACAGATGAACAGAAAGAAGCGGCCACGAAGAAACTGAATGATGCCCAGAAAAGACAGCAGAACGCTCAGGTCAATGTACAAAAGTCGACAGATAAAACGACAAGCAACCTTGTCACATTGTCGAACGTCATTACCCAGCTTGGTTCAAATTCTGAAATTTCACTCTCTCAGGTCGGTGATTTGGCCGGAAATATAGTAGACATATTTGCAGAAGAGAGCGAGAAACTTGGAGGTATAATTGGAGCTGCATTTTCTCTTTTAGATGCTATCGGGACACAGGGGCTGGACGGCTTCGTAGGTAACATATTCAGTAGTGTCTTTAAGTCTGTAGGTGGAATATGGGATACTTTGACTTTCGGCGGATTCAGCAAACTCTTCGGTATTGGAGGAAACGAAAAAGAGGTGCAGGATACCATCAACAGACTCACGGACAGAAACGAAAAGCTGCAGTCTGCCATCGAATCCCTTACGGAAGAAATGAAGTCCAGCAAGGGAAGCGAGAAATCCGTAGCAGAGTACAATAAAGCCATCAAGTATCAGGAGGAATACAACAAGAATGTCCTTGCAAAAGCGGAGGCAAATGCTGGCTATCACAGTAAACATCATAGCTGGGCCTATTACATGAGCTGGTCGGAAAGTGACATACAATGGATTCGAGAAAATGTCATGGCAGAATTCACAGGTACAGATTCCTTGTGGCAGATGTCGCCGGAGCAGATGGACTTATTACGTCAGAATGTAGACTTGTGGCAGAAAATGGCCGATTCAGGGAAAGGAGGCTATGGAAATAGTGTCGTTGATGCACTAGGTGAATATGCAGATCTGGCTGGAAACCTCGAAGAACTGAAAGAGGGACTTTTCGAACAGCTTACCGGAATAAGTTTTGATTCCATGTATGATAGTTTCATCGATACCCTTATGGATATGGATGCATCGGCGGAAGATTTTGCGGATAACCTATCCGAATACTTTATGCGTGCCATGCTTTCAGATAAAATTGGTAACATGTACAGCCAGAAGCTTGAAAACTGGTGGAACAGATTCGGTGAAAGTATGAAGGACGGAAACCTGAGTGAGAGTGAACGCAATTCACTCCAAAACGAATATATGGGGTACGTGAATGAAGCATTGAAACTACGGGATGAACTTGCAGCAGCTACCGGATACGACAAGGCTGGCAGCAGTTCCCAGCAGTCGGCCTCCAGCCGCGGATTCGGTACGGAAATGACGCACGAGGATGCCGGGGAACTGAGCGGACGGTTTACAGCCGTATATGAGTCCAATCTTCGTATTGAGACGGCAGAACAGCAGCAAACGATAGCTATTACCGAACTGCGAGGTTCCATCGGTTCCCTGACATCACAAGCAACCGGATTGTACAACATCGCCGACGAGACACGTACCATCCTGGCCAATTCCTATCTGGAGCTACAGCAAATCAGAGAAAACACAGGCGAAATTGTCAAGCCTATCAAACAGATGCAGGCCGACATTGCCGAAGTAAAACGTAATACATCAAGATTATGACAAGAGATTTATTTATTAACGGGAAGGATGCCTGGAGCACATGGGGTGTCCGTATGGGCGACGGTTTTCTCGATGCTATCGACGGATTCAATCAGATGAAAGACTACATCGAAGATGAGAGCCGTCTGGAGCATGGGAAGCGAATGATAACCGACAATGCAAAAGTAGCATCGCGTGAAATCACTCTCCAGTTCACCATAGAAGGAAACTCAGAAGGCGACTATCGGACAAAGAAGAAATCTTTTCAGTCAGAACTGGAGAAAGGAACCGTAAACATCAAAATTCCCGCTCTTGGGAGCGAAGTCTACAAGCTGGTTTACCTGGGGAAAAGCATCTCTTACGGGTTGAGTATTGACAGGCGTTTCGGTAAGGTTTCAAGTAAGTTTTGCGAACCGAATCCAATGGACAGGAGCGAATAACAAACATTTCCTTTATTGTTTCAAATGGAAGTCCGGATTTTTAGGGCTTCCATTTGCTATTTATGAACTTTGGGGTATGATTGATATTAAAGACATATCCGGTAAGACAAGATTTTCCACTCCTATCAATAAAGGAGCCAAAGGAAAGTTTACACTGATGAAAGAGGACTACATCGTTCTCCCATTCTCCGTGCCTGAACCGATATATTTTAAACTTGGAGACTATGTAGACCTTTCCGGGGTTCTGGATGATTCACTCGGAGGGCTTCTCTCAAAGGTCTATGAGATTGTGGACTTGCAGAAACCCGCCTTCAACACTTCGACCGGAGGGTATGATTACCAGTTAAGGATGGATGCCTATTACTGGAAGTGGAAAAACAAAATTTTCAAATACACTCCTGAACATGCTGGATATGAAGCGTCATGGTCTCTCACCGCAGCCCTTGATGTACAGCTTGGTGTGTTCTTACGTAACCTGAAAGCTTTGGGATATACCTATAAGGGAAAAGAATTCGTATTTGAAATAGATTCAACAGTAGAGAATAAGGCAGTTGCAATGACGTATGACAATATGAACCTGCTGGATGCCTTATTCTCAATGGCGGGTGAGGATAAGTGGAACTGTGATTGCTGGATAACGGACAACGTAATTCATTTTGGGCGAAACGAATTCGGTGATGCCGTCAAAATCGAGTTAGGGGTTGAAGCGTCTGCCATGACTCGCAGTGAGAGCAAAGGCACTTATGCCACCCGCATTTATGCATTCGGATCTACAAGAAACATACCTGAGAACTACCGTCCCATTGAAGAGCAGACGGTAGTAAACGGAGTTGTGCAAAGACGACTTATGCTTCCCGCTGGTACGCCATACATAGATGTGTATCCTGACATGAGCCAGGAAGAAGCAATTGAAGACATCGTGGTATTTGACGAGGTATATCCCCGACTTGAAAGTACGATGTCAAGTGTATCTACGAGGACGGAAACCGTTACAAATGAAGACGGAGGTCAGGAAACCGTGACTTACTATCGCTATCGTGATACTGGCCTGAATTTCTCCAAGGACTACATACTTCCGGGACAAGAGCTGACAATTATCTTTCAGTCCGGCAAAATGAATGGTTTGGAGTTCGGTGTTATTTTTGACCCGGACAACAACGGAAGCCAGCTTTGGGAAATTGTCCGCAGCGAAGACTACGGACGTCCATTGCCGGATGATACCATATATCCTGAAAATGATGACAAGTATATCCTTTCCGGTTTTGATCCAAAGTTTGTTTCTGTACAAATGATTCCGGACGCGGAGCAGGAACTGAAAGAGAAGGCACAGAAGATAGCAGACCAGCGAAAAAAGGACGATGGTACATACTATACTACCCTCCGGTCAGAATGGGTTAATGAAGACAAGCTGAAACGCTTTTTCGAGTTCGGGCAAAAGATAAACCTGGTCAATAAAGCCTTTTTTGAGAATGGCCGTGAAAGCCGTGTTCTCGGATGGGAGTTTAACCTTGACATTCCATGGGATTCTCCGGTATATACTATTGGGGAAAGTATGCCCTACTCTCGCCTTAATGATGTGGAAGAGAAACTGGAGTCGATTACGTATAAAGGGCATACTTATGTTGGAGGCGGAGGAAACGGCATATATGTAATCAAGACAAATGATTCCACAGCACCCTCGGACAGCAATGTGTTTTCCGCAAAACGGTCACTTGCAACATTATTGAGAAAGGACAAGGAAGACCAGACAAACTATCTCATTAAGCTTCTTGGCGGTATCATATCTCCTTTCCTGGAATCAATTGACTTCGTGACTGGTATGATGGGTGCTGGTATGTCATTCTCTTCAGAAAAGGGCGGCGAGTCTGTCGGATGGATTGACAAGCTGTACGTGCGAAAGAAAGCCATTTTCCAGCTGCTCAGCATAATGGAGACCGAGCTGGCAGGAGCTTCCTTCATGTTCAACGCTTCCGGAGCCAGAGCAACGATTACTAAGGTCGAGTTTATAGAAAAAAAGGGAATTCGTTTCAAAGATGGTAAAGGAGTCAAGTTCTCAGACGGGAAAAGAGGTTACTCATCTCCTGGAACTTATGGTTCTGTTTATCGCTGTTACTTCCTTGCAGATGATGGTGAGAAAGCCATAGAAAATCGTTTTAAGCCAGGGAATTTAGTACGCTCACAGTCCTTTAATATTAAGGAAGGCGCGTATGAAGGCGTATCCAACCATTACTGGTGGCGTCTGGTGGAAAATGTCGGTGACAACTATATTGACGTTTCCGTTTCCCACTGTGACGAAGGAAGCGATATACCCAAAGTGGGTGACGTGATGGTACAACTTGGAGACATAGCCGACCCGGACTATCAGGCTGCAATCGTGTTGTCTGCATACGGAGACGGTGCACCATATCTGACATTCTATCAAGGAATCAATAGTTACTCACTATCCGAGAGAGACATACTTACGGCAAGGTATGACCGAGTTACGAAAGAATGCCGATTCCAAATCGGACATGAAGGGAAGAATGGCTGTTTCCTTTATTCACCATCAAAGGGATTGCGTGTTGAAGGAATGATTGAAGTACTGGGCGGTAACGGTATGTCAAATTTTGACGATGCTTTGGACTTCGCCGAACAGATTAATGACCGTATGGCCCAGTATATCGGATACGATGGATGGGAAAGCCTGGTTGGTGAAGCACTGGCAGGTAGGACTATAATAAAAGGCGGGGTTATCAATACCTCCTTGATTAATGTTAACAGTCTGTTTGCAGGAGATATATATGCCGGAAATGCCACTATATCAGAAGGTACATTCAAAAAGATTAATGTTGAAGAGGCGAATATCGCAAATTCCACGCTTACTGATGTTAACGTGACTGGTACCATTAATGCAAATGCCGGATACATCGGTGGATTTAAAATTGAGAACAGTAGACTATCGTACAATTATTCTGATAATAACAGTACCTCTCCGGCCATTATCATAAATGTGGATACAAACGAATCGTTCCGAATAAATGAAAATCCTACTTCGAACGGCCCATTTATGCAAGTACGGTCACGAAAGAGACAAGCTATAAACATATTTACCGGTGGTGGCTATTCTGATGATCCTTCAGCAATATACGTTGTCTGTAATGCATCGGGCTATGGAAAGGCCATAGAAAGTTACGGTAATGTGAAGATGACCGCCCGTAGTGGAGAGAACATCAACATTAACGGACTTGCTTTGAATGTCAGAACGGTATCATCATCTACAACATTAACTAGTGGAGATGATATAATAATTTCCACTACTGACAGCAACATAACACTTAACCTTCCACGTAGTGGACATACAGGTAAAATTATATGGATAAGAAAATCTGGACTTGGAAACATTACTGTGTCAGGCAATGGCCTACAGATAAAAGGAAGCAATGAATTCGGAAGTGGCGGATGGCATGATAGCGTACAGGTCGCAAACGGTCAGCTATGGATGTTCATCTGTACCGGAGGGGTATGGTACGCAAACTGTTTAACTTAAAATCATGGATAAGCTAATTATAATCTATACAGTGTTGGTAATATCATTAATAACTATAAATTAAAAACAATTATGGCAGCAGAAGAAGATTTTGTATTAAGCTTTACAGGTGAAGAAACTGACAATCTATTGAAGCATACAGATAGTATGAAGAATCAGACAACGGCAGATGACGGTGAAACGGTACAGGTGTACGATACAAACGGCGTTCCGCATAAGGTGTCGAAAACGGAGCTTCTGAAGAAGTCTACACTGGCTCTTCCCAAGCTGGAAGACATATCCAGTTTTGTGGCCGTGAATGCCGATGGAAATGCCGTCGGAGTAATGACAAAAGAACAGGTTGCGTCAGTTCTGGCGGAACTGATGGGTGGATTTATAAGGAGAAGCCCAGTTTCAGAATCTTTCGACTCCTGTATAAATCAGGGCGTTTATAATATCAATAAGACCACTTATCCATCCGCTGTAAACTATCCTCCAAGTATTGTCTATGGGCTTCTATTTGTATTTAGTTCATCGAATGGATGGGTTTCACAATTTGCTCACAACTTGGAAAATAATGCAATACATACAAGAATAAGAAATGAAGGAGGAAGTTGGACCGAATGGAAACAGTTATAACTGTTTCCAAACGTTCTAGCTATTTTATTTATTCTCATTACCTGAAATCCTTTATGGCGTTATTTTTTTTCCATGGGGACCAACTTCCACCATATAAGGTGCGTATATGACTGGGAATGTATCTTCTGTCGAGCTGAAGTATTCTCTTCGGAAATTAATATTATAGTTGTTTCCATGATGTCCAACTATTATAATGCATTCTTATATATGCTAATCCATTATCTCCACCTGCACATAATTGCATACGAATCCATCCGTCGCAAGAAAATGCCACTAATATGCCATAATTCACGGGCATATTGTCCTGTTGTGAGTCAAATTTATAAACTCCGTTATTTACGTTATTGGCATCACCTTCCAAATTTAATCCAATGGCACTCAGGAAACCTGATTTTGACATTAATCCATCATTTTTTAAAGTAGCCGTTCCAATAAGTTCCGCCAGAACTTATGGGTATGAATGAAAACAACTGAAATAAAGAAAGCTGTATTGAAAATTATTTGACTGGTAGAAATTAGGTAGAAAATAGTAACTAGCTTGCTTATTCTACCCGGCTTCTACCAACTTACTGACAAGGCGTGTCAGTCGATTTGAAACCTTTTATTCTTTGTTCGTTTTTATATCATTTACCTTCGCTGAAAAAGGATGGTAAATGAGTAGTTTTGTGTGTGAAATAGTAGTTAGGCCCATGAGCGTGTTCCATTAAGTTGGGATGCGCTTGTGGGCATTTTTTGTTTAATCTAAACCTTAGTAAGATGAAAAGATTCGTTTTCATGATGGTCGCACTGCTGATGTGCGTAGTGAGTGTTTTCGCGGAGACTTCCGTTAGTGTAGAACCTTCCGTTCCGGAGTTCCTGACCGGATTTGCCAGCTTCACCGGGCTTGTTACGGTCGTGGTTCCTGCTGTAGTAGGATTTATCGCTTCGAAGCTATCCAATCCTATGAATAAGTGGGTGACTATGTGGGTAACTGCTGTAGTTGGTGTAATCGTTACCTTCTTCAGTTGGTGGATGAATCTCGGTTTCCCTCCGGCAGATGCAAGCGTCTGGGTTGTGGTGATTGATGCGTTGTTTGTCGCCCTGGCATCTACTGGTATCGTGTCGGTTGTAACAAGTGAATGGCTGTCCAGGTTGTTCGGTGGTAAGGTAAATAAGGAGTGATGCAGAACCTTATAACCGTCATAGCCCCGCAGATTCTTGTTGCCGGGGCTTACTCCTTTGTAGGAGAGATAAGAAGCGTTGTCTTTGAGCTTCGCTGGATGCTGGTCTTCATTGTAGCCATGATTATAGCGGATTTTGTCCTTGGTATCATTGACAGCGTGGTCAAGCGAGGAGAGGATTTCCGCTTTTCCAGAGCAGGCCGCCGAACGATGTGCAAGTTCATCGAATATAATTCGTATTTAGTGTTGGGATTCGGTTTTGGTGTTGCTATTCTCCAGCCTGTAGGTATTTGTTCCTATACGACATCGTCAATGTGCGGGCTGGGGTTGGCTTTCATTTTCGAATTTGACAGTATTATGGAGCATATATGCACAATTCATGGTATCAAGAACAAGGCTTCCATTAAGCGCCTGCTGGTGGGCTACATTAAAAAGAAGTACACAACGGCTGGCGAAATTATCGAAAAAGTTACAAAGGATGAAGAAGACAGATAGACGCCTGATAGCGGAAATCATCTACTCCGTAATCATAATATTACTTATGACAATAAGTTTCATGACCTGATATGAGAAAGATAAGGATAGGGAAAGATATATACTTCACCTGGCAGATACTCACGAACAAGGAGCCTGTTCCACTGGAAGGAAGGGACTTGAAACTCATGCTGAAGAATCCTTTAGGCAGATTTCTCGATTTCCATTTTGAGATATATCAGGGAAACAAGCTGAAATTTACTTTTCATGGAACGGACCACAAACACCTTGGTACGTATTCGCTGACTTTGTGGGAGAACTATGGTAAGGAAGGACAGACTGCCGTTGACATGTGTGAGGCTTTCAGGCTTGTTGCAACAACTTGTGAAGAGGACAGCATAAGTGTCCCTAACCTTGAAATGGCCACCGTCAACCTTGGTGCTTCTTCCATTGACATATCAACCGGTGGAAGCATTCCCATTCCCGATGCGCCAAAAGACGGGAAGATATACGGCCGGAAGGATGGAGAATGGGAGGAGATAACAGAAGCAGTATGGAATGAAGAAACAAACAGTTAAAATCAGACTTTTATGGCAACAACAAAATTAAAATTCTACAGGGGCTTAAAGGCCCGTTATGATGCAGCGTCAAAACATCTGGATGCTATCTATTTTGCAACCGACACCAAAGAACTGTTGATGAACGGTGTGAATTATGGAGGAAGCGGTGTCACAGATGTCAGTTTTGACAAAGGCAGCAATAAACTTATCGTTACCAAATCATCAGGCAAGACCGAATATGACCTGACGGAACTCATCAGGTTCAAGACATCATTGCCAGACAGCCTTGCCACTCCTTCGAAACTGGGAGGTCTTCCGGCTGGGACAAAGGTCGAGACCTTGAAGACTAAGACGCTGAGCCAGATTTTCGAGGATATTCTCTTTGAGGAAATCCAGCCGACGGTACAGGCACCAAGTGCAACAATATCATTCAAGTCTCCATTCACTGCTAACCGGATTCTTGAAGTTGGTGCGGTATCACCGACGGCAGAACAGATTCAGACCGGGTTCAGCAGAGGTAACTGTACTGTCGTAGGTCAACCGAACAAGAACCGTGCAGGAGAACTTATCTCCGATGACCAGTCTTTCATCTATGTAGGAAACAGTACAAGCAACAAGACATTGCCGACGAAAGTTACACTCGGTACGATGCAGTACAATTACCAGGCTCATCATGGCGCAGGTGACACCTTGCTCACTTCAAAAGGAAACAAGGCGACCGTATCCCCTAATCCGCTTCCTGAAGGTACTGTGAAATCAGGTGCTGTCTACCTTTATGGTACCTATCCGTTTTACTGTAATGGTTCTTCAGCTTCTACCTCTGCCGGAGATACCAATTTCCCGTCTGCCGCAGCTCCAGATACAAAGCTTCCGCTGCAGAAATGGACTGATACATTAATTGGAGCGAAATTTGCTTCTGAAGCAGCAACCGGAACCCGCCTTGAATTCTACTTCCCTTCAGAAAAGAATGTGTCAAAAGTCGAGTTCTATAATACGGTGTCCGGAAAGTGGGAAGTCTTCGGAACGGACAAGTACACCGTATCTGATGCAGGAAACAAGACCGTACAAAGTGTTCAGATTGCATACAAGAAGCTGACAACGACAGGTTCCATGTCCGGTGCATTACAACTTCGCTTCACAGTTTCCGATGCCGGGAAAAAACTTGTAGACGAGCCGGACACATATAATGGCGAGGAAATTACGGATGAAGTGATAGCCATGCTTGCACGAAACAGCCGTGAAGTTCCCTTTGCCATGCCGATGAACAATGTCATGCCGATGGCTTCAACAACAGGAAACCGTCCTGCGGGTGTTGCTTCCTTTGCCGTGAACTTTGAGCCTGGAGGACAGGCGCCACTGGATGCCCGTCAGCTTGTTCCAAACAAGACAGACCTTATTGCCGCAGCTACCTATTCAGGAAAGAATACTTATAACGGCATGTTGGTCGTTGTTGGAGATAACGGGGACGGCAAACCGGCTCTGTATGTCCTGAAGGACATGACAAAGATTACCCAGGCTGATTATGGCGGATGGATTCGTCTTGACGTCGGTGCACAGACACTCATCCAGATTATCAATGACCTCACAACGGGCGGGACTAATAAGGCACTTTCCGCCGAGCAGGGTAAAGTTCTGAAAGGTCTGGTTGACACACTGACAAACAAGGTCAACGCGCTTGGTGCCGTATATGTGCCAAAGGGTACTCTGGCAGACCTTAGTGCCTTGAAAGGGGTGTCTTCTGTATCGAAAGGCCACGTATATAACGTTACGGCAGAAGTTACCCTGAACGGCAAGAAATATCCGGCTGAAACGAACTTCGTCTACATCGGAGAAACGGCCAATCAGGCAAGTGTGGAAACCAACTGGGATTCCTTGGGTGGTACAGTCGATTTGACAGCGTATGCAAAGAAAGCTGACCTTGAAAGATTCTTGACAGCAGAAGACCTTGCTGATTATGCAACCAAGGCAGAGGTCGCAAGGGATTATGCAACAAAAACTGCACTTAGCGAGGCTATAGCTGCACTTGCTGAAACATACGCAACCAAGGCAGAACTTACTAATTATGCTACGAATGAGACATTGAAGTCTTATGCGACAAAAGCAGAACTTGACAGCGCATTCGCATGGCATGAAGAGGAGTAAAAAACCAAGGAGGTATTCTGAGCGAATACCTCCATAAAACAATAAGGTATGGCAAAAAAGAAATTCAATAATTATTTAAGAAAAGCCACCTTTAAGAGAGATTTGGAAGCCGGAAATATATTGGCAGACTCTATATCTTTCATTAAAGATATACGTGCCATATATACTCACGGTGAATATTATGGTAGTGGGTGTATTACCAGTGTAAACAGCGGTACGGGAGAAATAACAGCAGAACTTATCCCAAATGTTTTTCATGTGTTCGGTGAAGTTTCTGCTCTTAATATCTCTTTCGGTGAAGGCCTGCCCAATATGATGAATGAATATATGTTTCAGTTCACGAGTGGCGTTAATCCTACTGTTCTGACATTACCTGAAGGAGTAAAGTGGATAGGAAGCAGTGTTGTCAGGGCCAACAGGACGTATCAGGTAAGTATTCTTAATAATATAGCTGTGATGGGAGGTACTTTATGAGTTTGTTAAGACGCAGATTGCTTATACTGGCGGCCATGAATAATGGACTGCCTAATATGCCGGTTCGCTTTAAGACCGGCGAAAGGGCGGTATTCAGTGACGGGAAGCATGGATATTTTTCGATGGACAGAAGATTTGTTCGTGATAAGAACATGTCACGAATGTATTTCAAAGACGGGAAACGGATTAGTGTGCTGAAGAAAAGGAACTGAACTAAAATAAAATAGGAGTGCCACTGCACTCCTTGTAATAAATTTTTTATTAACCATCCTACCATTGGCAGAACTCCACAAATATAGATGTAATTTTATTATGAACAAAATAGATTCAATAATAATTCACTGCTCAGCCACACGTGCCGGGCTGGACATAGGTAAAAAGGAGATTAATCAGATGCACGTATCCCGTGGCTTTCAGTGTATCGGGTACAACTATGTGGTAAGGCTGGATGGTACGGTAGAAGTTGGCCGTTCGCTCACTATTGACGGGGCGCACTGTAATAGCAAGGGATTCTCAGGTGTGTCGTACAACAAACATTCAATTGGTATCTGCTATGTGGGCGGTCTGGACGCGCACGGTAAGGCAGCTGACACCCGAACACCGGAACAGAAAAAGGCGCTGGAAAAGCTGATTAAGGAATTGTGTGCAAAGTACCAGATTGTCGAGGTGTTGGGGCATCGTGACACATCGCCTGACCTGGACGGTGACGGAATCGTGGAACCGAACGAGTGGACGAAGATGTGCCCGTGCTTTGATGCTAAGAAAGAATATTCAGATTTGCTTGCAGCATGATAATAAAATTGTGAAACTTAAAAGCGTTCTTTGACTTGTTGGAACACCGTTTATTTGATTAGTAGAAAAAAAGTTATCAATTTATTTGTAGATAGTAGAATAATAGTTATCTTTGCACTGTCCACATAGCAGAAATGCTATTTCGTTAAACTAAAATTTTTAATTCATGAAAATTAAAAAAGTGCGAGCCGTGAAGGCTCTTTTAGAAGCGAATGAGTGGAAATATTCAAGAACCAAAGGTGACCATGCCATATACCGGAAAGAGGGTGCGCCTCGCTCCATTCCTGTTCCCGGTAAAGATAGTGATGAAGTTGCTATTGGGACATTGATGAGTATCTTACGACAGGCGGGTTTGACAGAATCCGACTTTGATAAGATTTAA